AGATCGAGGTCAGGCATAATGCGTGCTTCGATTACTTCTTCTCGGATACGGGTTTCTAATGAAATAGCTGTACCACAAACGCTTTCAGCTGAGTACATATCGGAGTTACGAAATGCATCATTAAGTATCTGTGGAGGGATGCGGAATTTAAGATCCGACAATGCTTTTGTAATAGCATTCATTCTCTGGCGTCCTGTAGTGCGCTTGGTTGAATTTTCTCCGATAAACTAATACCAGAGGACAGTATAATATACGGAACGGCTTACACACGATTACACAAAATCTTAAATCTATATTACTACAATGTGTAGTATTGGAGATATAAAAATGTGGAAAGCCGAAGGGGACATTCTAAGTTGGGAGATCGGATACATAATCCGTTTGCTTAAGGAACATCCTAATAAGCAACTGTTAATAGATCGTGCCATGCGTTCGTGTAATCACGGATACATCTCCATGGAGCACACGACTGAAATAATGTGGGATAACCTAATAGACGATTTCATCTGTTATTCGATTAATTCGTTTCAAGAAGTTATTGTCGCTGAGTTCGATGCCCGCAGACTAACTCCCAATGAAATAACCTGGTGTAACCTACAGGAGAAAGCGAGAGCTGAACTGTGGTGTATCACTCGACCACTAGCTATTAATTACGCAGGGTCAATGGTCAACTATGCCCGAACGGGAGGGTTGATCCATATATTCGCGCAAACCAATTAACCGGAGCACCCATGTCTGATAAAAAGTTTGTACTCTTGGATGTAAGACACGAGTCGAAAGTCTTATACGAGTACTTGTCATATATACAACAGCAGCAACCTCTGGTTGGTTTGGCTACAGTCACGAAAGGTTTGGCACTTAGTGTGCTACAAACGATTGTGGCGGAAAAGATAGAACAACGCGATAAGAACATTGTTGATACCCAGGGTACTGATTGGGAAGTAGCACGAGCAGCAATCTTGTTTGGTACTACACCTGGTCAAGTATTCCATCGTCAAGTAAAGTTCCTGGAACGTGTTATGGATGCTCCAGTCATCCACGGTCTGTACGATGACATGGAACGTCAGATCAATGCCCACGAGAAATACACTACCTATAATAGCTGGGAAGTGGTGAACACTGGTGGCATGCTCGGTCTGATTGAACGCGGTGATGCACGTATCCTCCATTGGGAACAGTTGGAAGATTCGCAGCACGACACGTATGCAACCCTGGATCTGAATCGTGTATTCGAAGCTATGGTTGCTCAGTTCGAACAGAACTTTGGCCCGTATCCAGAATCACAGATCGATGCAATGATTATCGAAACGTTGCTGGGATTGTTCCCACAACTGCGTCGTGTCGATAAGCGTCAAGAAGCAGTCAACTATGACATGGCTGCAGCTTACAACATTCCTGACCTGACTACTTGGATGGAAGAATACATCCGTAAAGTACTTTGTGAATTCAACGTACCTGCGTTTGCTAAATACATCCAACCTGGTGTTCTCTACGAGTGTAACTACATTGCACATCGTCTGACTATCCGTGAGCATAAAGAAGAAACCATCGAGGTTGATTCTGATGCAGACCTGGCTTTGCAATTGGGACGTGGTGATTACCTGCCTCGTGAAGAACGTGAACGCGCTGAACGTTACATCATGGAAAATCAATAAGGCCCCTTGTGGGGCTTTATGCCGCGAGATGAATTATGAAGCCACAAGTAAATGTAGCTATGTTCCCACTAGAGGTGTTTTATGGATTTGATCACCCAAAGTACTTTGAGGTATTTTTGGGTTTAGGTGACGATCGTGACAGGTTTACTAATTTAATAGGGAACGCGATCATACAGCGTATCCAAGATGACCCTGTAGAGTTCCGTGAGATGATTTCCATGCAGTTGGGTTACATGGGCATGGACTCTGATGAAACGGAGTTCTACGACGCTGTGGTGGATCTACTCCGTTATATCTGCAATCGTTGTTCCCCAAGGATCTTATCTAACTCTCCCACTTTCATTGATGCAACCGAGGATAGCGATTGGGTAAATGTCTTCTATCATGAATCAATGGAGCCCATTGAATGTACACTTCGGCAAAACGATTCGATAAGCTTACCTGGTTCCCCGACTACGCCAGCTTACGAAAGCTACATGACAAAATATATAAAGCGGAACCCCACAATGAAATTGGTCCAGGGGGTGTTCTTGACGTAGTTATCGAATGGGTGTTAGAAGCTCATCGTTATTACATGGATACCCAACAGGTACTCCAGTTCCATTATGTACCGAGACTCACCAGTTATAGCAAACAAGCATGCATATACGAGCGGTTGTTTCTACGTATCGCACTAGACATGTGGCGGGCATTACCTAACACCACAACGGAATTAGGATTGGTGTCTGCGAAGGGGAATTGGATTACGCTATTAATAGCATATGACCTTTCCGCTAACCGACATGAGATGCCCCCCGCTATAACTGAGCTGGATATTGAAGCATTCATTAGGCCGGAGAAGAAAATACTGAAGCAACAACAGAGTATGAAAACCATTCGAGGTGTATAATGCAATTTCCATCAGACAACATTGCAGTAATGGTGTCGTTCAGCACCGTTAAGATTCCAATCAACAAAATGGTTAACATCATTGAGAACGCAACAATCAATGCTCAATACCCCCAGGAAGAAGAATCGATCCGGACCATTCTTTACGAATGTTTAAACGAGTACTTGCAGTATTCGCTACCGAAGATTCCAACTGGGGCTAACATCTGCTTTGAGCATTATCTGAACGATCGGTTTCGTTGTGTGGCCGATGTATTGAATCCACCCGTGTTAGATGGTTGCCCTCCACCAGACAAACGTTTGATGATGTTCTTGAACTCACAGTGGGCTATTGCTGTAAGTGAACTAGGTCGTCAATTGATTCCTGGCGTCAGAGATCTGAATAACCATCAACAAGAAGTCGGTGAGATTTACATGTACCCAATGCAGAACGACAATGCTGGGCTGTATGTATTGTCTGGTACACATTACGATCAGATTGACATGGATGAGGGAGGCCTGTAATGTATGCTGTCCACTTATACGACATTGGTATGTTTGGTCAGATTGATTTCCCCGGATTCGAAAGAGAAGTAATTGGCATTAGTCATTGGATGCTTGAAGTAGCTATTGCCAATTGCATATCTGAGAGATACGTATCGGTTACAGACGAGGCGTATCATGCGATGGACCACTATATCGGTGATCGGCTAAACAATCTGCCAGATAATCTATTACGCTATGTAGAAAAACAGATTTTTGCCTACCACAGCAATGCACAGTATTACTTCTGCCAACGACAACCAATAGAAACAGCAAGTCTGTCCGACCGATACAGGGGGGCGACAATAGTGCTTAAGGAATAAAATGAAACTACCTCAACCAGAATTGACGTTGACTGTCCTGGAATCGAAAGCCGGCTTTGCTTTCGCCGAACGATTCCTGGACATTGAACTAAACACACCAGAACAACACGACCAAGACGATGACACAGTTGTTGCTTCTCCCCTGGCTAGACGAAGGGGTTTGGTGAATAAGTTCCAGAAACTAGTAATGGACATTTTCTGTGATGAGCTATTCATGGAAACTATTCTAGAGACCCCCGATGAACAACTGGATCAGGACTTACTAGATACCTACAACATCTACCACGAGTTCACAACCATGTTCCCGTTGTATGAGTTAATTGCAATCGTCCCAGTTAACCTGACTGGTACTATGGGTTTCATCACCCAACCAAAAACAGGCTTCCAACGAAGGATATAGTTCAACCCTATGATCCCACACATAGAGGTTTGAGCAATGACACAAATTACTGACATTGCAGAAGGTACACGGGTTAGCTTTGAAGTTATCCCCGATGCCTATCTGTCCAATGAATTCAAAGACGTAACACTGGAAGGCGTGGTAACTGCCAAGGTTGCTCGGCAATTAGGTCATGACCTAGATGCAGCACACCAAAACGTTTACCCTACGTTGATCGCTGCTGGCGTTTCATTGCCAAACGATCCGCGTCAATACAACTACGCTTACGTTACTTTCTCTAACGGAGAATTTACGTTTGTTGGTGTTCCTTGGATTCGTCCTGGAACCATCGTTAGCTCTAGCGGTAAAACGTTAGGCTTGATCTTCCAGAACCGTGATGACCGTCGTCGTCGACGTATCCTGGAAGCACTGTCTGCAATTGGCGAAACACCAGATACCCAGACATGGGAATAACACGCCTCCCTACGGGGAGGCTTTATGCCGGAGTATTACAATGTTGTTACGTGAACACGCTTTTAAGATCTCCTTGTTCGATGCGCAACGCACTTACGCGGAACTGGAAGAAATTCTCCGGTTCAAGTTGAAACTGAAACGTGAACTGACAGGTACACCTGATATTACCTGGTGTATTAACAACGAAGCAACCCGCTGTGTTGTCATGAAAATCGGTGACGATAAGTTCTGTTTATTTACCGCAGTAGAAAATCAGAAATACCCCCAAGACTGGGAATGGATTGATCGGTGCTTTGATCATGAACGTTTAAACCTACTAGCCATATCCGATGTTAAGATGGGTATGGCTTGCCTATTAGACGAAGCACGAGGAGTGTTCACCAATGGTAATGCCGCCGCCGTACATGATGGGTTACCGTCGTAAGACACCCGTAGAAATGCGCGCCTTTGAAAAACAAGTTATGGCATCCAAGATAATGGAGTGCTTCAAAGCATTCCAGCCTAAAAGGAAGAAACGTAAATGACCACCGCTCACGAAGTCAATATTGCTCTGGGTCTTACCCATTACTACAAAGAAAAGATTGCTGGGTTGTGGGATCGATGAAGAAAGACTGATTGGCATTACACTCTGTGAACTAACGTTGCAGAGGTGTTAATGGCACTCCCAGAATTTCCAAACCCGTTTATGTTACCTACCTCGCATTACAAGCGGGATTTGGATATCATCACCGGGGCGATCAACGACAACGCAAGGTACTTGCAACTGATGACCGGTGCACAGTACGATGCGTGCACCGTGTGGGTAAGAGAGCAATTCCGTAAAGACGGTAAGTTCCCTTTAATTGACCCACAGACTTTCGTACTAGACAAGAACAAACAGGGTGATCGGGCTAAGAAGACTACCACCTTTATGAGCTTCATCAAGCGTGTGGAGAATCAGAACCTCCTGTTGTCTCCATCGCTTACTGCTTACATGCCTGAATCTGAGCGGGTATCTACACACTCCATCTACATTAAGGAAGGTGTTGCTAACCGTAAGAAGGTTAAAGGCGAGCAGATGGCCGCCGAGCGTGATGGTAACTTTGAATTGGCTTCTGTTCGCAAGGGTGAGCAAGAGAACTTCAAAATTAACAATAACTCCTACTCAGGAGCTACCGTTAGTGCTGCCACCATTCTGTATTACAAGTCAACTCACTCATCGTTGACATCCACTTGTCGTGTAGCTACGTCATATGCGAACGCGAACAACGAAAAGTTCTTGATGGGTAACCGCCACTATTATAACCCTGAGATCGTTAAGGCGAACTTAGCGTCTATAATTAACCTGACGGATATGGATGCGCTGCAGTTAACTGTAGATAAGTACGGTTTGGTTTATCCGTCTGCTGAAGACGTTGTAGAGATGGTTCTTTACTCGTCTAAGCATTACTGGCAGAACCGTATTTATACACAACACATTCGTCAGATGGCTACTGGCATGACACCGCTGCAACGTGCAGCTGTTATGTATGTCGGTGACCTGTACCACCTGAACAAATTGAACCCTGTTGTAACTCGTAACTTCCTGGACTCGATCTCACAGATTGGTACTCCAACGAATACGATGACCAAAGCCGAATATGATTCCGTTAAAGACGGTGACTTGAAGCTGTTGGTTATGTTCCTATGCTTCGAGGAAGTTCGTGGTCGTTCTGATGAACGTCTTGCGAAAGAGAACCCCGAGGTGTTTGAACTATTACGTTCCACCTGTAAGGGTGTTATCGATGGTCTGGATCACCACCGTGAACTCATTATCTCGTTGTATCTGACCAAGAACATTCCACACTCTGTACACGCATTCAAAGACTCGTATCGTCGTGCGGCAGTTATCTCCGACACTGACTCAACGATGTTTACAATGCAGTTCTGGGTAGAAGACTTCTACGGTCGTATCTGCTTCACTCCTGAAGCTAAGCGCACCGTGTTCAGTCTTGTGTTCCTGGTGTCTGAAGTTGTAATGCACATCTTGGCTATCCAATCCGCTAACATGGGGGTAGGTGAAGACAAGCTGCGTTTGCTGGCTATGAAGAACGAATACTACTTTGCAGTGTTGTCATTGACGACGCGGTCGAAGCACTACTTTGCGTCTCAGGATGCGGTAGAAGGTATCATGTTCGAAATTGCCCGTATGGAAGTTAAAGGAGTTGGACTGCGAGATTCTAAAGTTCAACCCAAGGTTAACAAAGCCGGACAGAAATTGATGAGCCACATCATCAATAGCGTCAAAGCTGAGATCCCTATCGACCTACCTTCGATTTTGAAAGACATCGCGGATATGGAACGTGAGATCTATTTGTCAGTCCGTAGTGGTAAGGCAGATTATCTGACCACTGGTCAATGTAAGAAATCCGGGGCTTACAAATCGGAAGAAGACAATGACACGTATAAGAAGTACCTGTTCTGGAAAGATGTAATCGGCATGTCGTATGGCGAGATTCCACCACCACCTTATTCATTCTACAAGATCTCTCTGACTGCGTCTAACCGCACTAAGATGAACGAGTGGTTCGATGGTATCGAGGACAAGCAACTGGGTATGCGTTTGAAGACTTGGGCTTTGGCTAACAACAAGACAAGCTTGACATCTATTAACGTACCAGCTGCTGTTGTTGAGAACATGGGTGTACCGGAAGCGATTACACGCGTAGCTGACGTTCGTGCGATTATCTCTAACACAATGGGTGTGTTCTATCTGATCATGGAATCGTTGGGTATCTTCTTGATCGATGGCAATAACTCTCGTCTGATCTCAGACTTCTACTAAAACCATGCTCCTCCTTCGGGAGGGGCTTATGGAGGCAATATGTATTTCCCACCTAATGTAATTATTCACGTTGGCGATCGTGCGGTGTTTATTGACAATGCCGGTATGTTGCCACAATACGGTATTACCAAAGGTCAACCATACGAGGGGATTATTACAAAGTCGACAGTGGGTCGTACTGAAATTGAAATTACCAATGATTTCGGTGATAAAGAAACCCATGAGGGCTTATACGGTTCTTTTGATGGCGGGATGACAACTGTAAAGACATTGGTCGATGGCGAACCACTACGCTTGCGGAAGCTGGCTTATGTAGATCAGCTTATTACCAGAGCCGAAGCAGCACACCTTGTAACTATGGCGGAACTCCAGGTTAAGCGAAACATTATTCTGCAAGAGTAAAATACTCAGCCACCACATTTAATGTAAGGATCTACCGTGTTAGACCAAATCTACCAAAACGAAAAAACCGCTATGCTCGGCTCCCTGGCCGTTCACCAATCATTCAAGGAAAAAGGCATCATGCAAGATATCTCTAAGTTGACCGAAGCACAATTCGACGCAGCCCCAGTTTCGGTTTCTGCACACGAAGCCTTCCTTCAGGATACCCTGGCTACACGTCGTGCTGCTAAGCTGGACATCGTTGGTGCCACTGAAGCAAAAGAAGTCTCAGGCGAAACCCTGGCCACCTTGCTGGGTGCTAAAGAACAACTGGGCCTGGGTGATGAAGTTACCCTGGACGAAATGGTAGAAGCTACCAAGACTCCGATCAAGCCGTTGACCAAAAAGCAGCAGAAGCAACAAAAGTACATGATGAAGAATCTGCAGAAGCAAATGACCCAGTATCAACGTAAGGGTCAAGCTCAGCACATCATGGCTAAGTTGTTCGGTCATTCGATCCGTACCCCTGAACAAGCGCGTCAAGTACATGCTACCCAACGTGCTCGTGAAGAACTGACCTCGTTGCTGGGTGTTCGTCAAGCTGATGCCTTCTTTGCTGCCGGTCCAGATGTCAAGTGCCATGACTTCTTCCCCAAAGCCACCATTGAAGCCAACCCAAAGCTGATGACCGATCTCCAGGGTCAATCCCGTACGCTGTCCCAGGTTTACGAGTACTTCATCTACAAGCACGTCATGCTGCTCCTGGCTAAAGACGATGCCAAACTGGAAATCCCTCTGGAAACAGAAGTTGATTGGTCCAATATTGAAGTTCCTGGTTACGTCCCATACGCTGGCACAGAACCAACTGCCCCGGAAGCACCAGTTGAAGTTAAATCGGCGGACTGGGATCATGAAGAGTTTGGGGTTGGTTCCCATGTCAAACTGAACACCGTACAAATCGACCGCTTCGAAGAAAACATTCACATCCAGGCTGCTGCTGAAGGTCGTGAAGTTTCCGAAGGCACAATCCGATACATTGCTGAACTACGTGAGAAGGCCAAGCATGAAGAAGCACAGACCACGCCAACCGAAGCAGAAGAAACCTCGTCCGAAGTCTAACGAATATCAATTCCATGGACTACGCCCTGGATCTGGTAAGGTAACCGCTGAAACAGTTTGGGGTGGCATTCGTCGTGCGCAACCTGGTTTCCGTGAACGCACGTTCAAGGAGATCATGGAATCCAACAAGCACATCAGTGAACCACGTTACGATGTCTACGATGTAATGAATCGGACATAACAACATAAAGCCTTCCCCGCGGGGAAGGCTTTTATGCCAATTCTCTTACCAGGTCTTCAATGTCTTTTACCAACCGCTGCATCATTGGTGTATTACCATTCTGCTTAAGTGCTTGAGAATGTAGAGACTCACGGAGTTCGTTTAGGATCTCGTTAGTCTGAGTACGGTCCATTGATGGAGCATGCTTTAAGCTGTCAACCAGATATTTAATGTACGGTACACGTGCTAATGCCAGTGCCCATTCGTTCTGTATCGTTACAGGTCCCCTAGGGAGTTGTAGGACGTTCCATAACGTATCCGATAACAACATAGGTGTCATCTGTGCAAGCTCTGTCACCATGCCTGTACGCATTCCGCGTTGTGACAGTGTGTTCTTTGCCATGCTATCTGTGACGGGCGTTAGATCCGGTATATAGAAGGGATGTGGTAAAGGATATTTGGTAGCTGGCATTCCATATGCCATCCGGGAGAGTCGATTGAAATAAGCAATCTCCAGATAAGACTCCAATGAATTCACCAAAGCGTAAGCTCCAATGAATTTGTACATGTTAATAGCTTCTGGTTCAACTGGACCAAAGTTACTAAATACCCAGTGTCTGTATTGTACGAGTAACATCGGTATGTTGATCAACAGCACGCCGTAGCCTTTACCTGGCGTTTTGTTATTCATGATTGGTAGGTTGATGTCACTGCGGGAGTGATAGAGGTACCTTAAGGGTTTCAGCTCTCTCCATGTAGACTTTAGCTTATCGGTAGGGAATCGTTCAATAGAGGAGATAACAACTTCTTCACATTGCGGCCCTAGGGTTGCACCGTGCTCGAAGATCTTTCCTTTATTAACAGCATCACATAAACCTAACGTGCGGATAAACCCACGCGATTGGTCTTCTACTTTCTTAGCCCACTGTGCATCGTCACTACGGAACTCCAAAACGAAGTGACCCAGGATAAGAGCTAACAGGTTCTTACTGTCCACGATCTTAGGGAACCGCCGATAGTAATTAGTCACGTCTTGAATCTGCTGCTTTACTTGCCGCTGGATGTATGGACGTTTAGGATCTAATGTATAGCCTTTGCTACCTATTGGATTGTCTCGAAAGAGTGAGTACATGTTAAAAGCCTATTGAAAGAAAACTCAGATATATATTATTGACCTAGATATACCCCATCTAAACAAAAGGATTGTACTGTGGATTACGGCCAAACAGATGCATCGTTCAACGATAGTTATGCTCCAGACGCACAAGCTCCAAATGTAAATGCTTTTATCGAGTTACTTAACAGTGCACGCTTTAGCCCATTCATGGGTATCAGCTCTGTCGCACGTAATGAAATGTTTGAAGCACTCCGTTCTCCACGTTTCCAGCATTACAACGTAAAGGGTGGGATGGTTGCTCGCCCAGATGGTTTCATCACAGACAAACTAGATGGTCCAATTTTGCCATCGATCCGTTTTCCAGAAACAATTGAAGATGAAATCATCTTGACTCCAGCACAACATGAACTCTATCTGAGTGATTGTGCCGCTGGCTTCACTGGTGGCATCTACAAATGGGTGGTTACCAATCGTGGTACCATTTCGGAAGCACCAGCTGTAAGCTTTGACCCTGTAACACACTCACACGACTCAGCTACTAATAAGGACGAAACTGTGCACGATATCACCAAGATGGCAGTGACCCAAGAAAACGTTAACGAGATGTATACCCTGGCTAAAGAAACAGGTTATACTGGGTCCATCGATAACTTCATTCATGCGCTGAATAGCGGCACCCCGATTGAACTGGTGGTTCCGGCACATTACTGTGACATGCAAGGGCCAGTCGGCGAACCTGGTCAAACAGCGCGTCCAATGCCTAACCGTTCTGCGGGTGAAACAGAAGTACATCCCGAGCGTCAAGCACAAATCGACAAGCTGATTGAAGTTGCAGCTAACCCAGAAACACTGCAGAAGTTCGTGACGGAAAAGATGATTCCGACATTTACCAAAGCACTGGCTGAACTGGCTGATAAATACACTGGTAAAGATCTGCTGCGTCAACAACGTCGCATTTCTGATCGCCTGCAGAAACTGCTGGTCTATGTATCGGCACCAGAGCGGATCGTGGGTACCTGTATCCATGACGTGCACGAAATGCAGATCTACAAGCACTACATTGCAACCCACGTGGTTGCTGGGACGATGACGGAAGCTGCAGGTAGCCAAGCTATTACTGTCGCTATGGAGAAGTTGGAAGAACGTAACGCAGCTATGGATGCTGCTCGTGCTAAAGACATCAAGGCAAAAGCTGATGCTGAGCTGATCAGTGAATGCCGCGGTAGTCTTCGTCGGGTTGTTGGCGATAACCTCGCCTGGGATGATGTTGCTACAACTGTTATCTACCTGCGTGCAGTTGCATCCCGGTTGGAATCGACTTATAAAGAAACACCAGTCGAAACCGATATGGGTATGTCGTACGATACCATTGTAGGTGCACCGGAACAGGCGGTAGATGTACCAAAACGTTCCGATATCCGGATCAGTCTTGATCCACAGCCAGAAGCAACTGTCAGCGCTATCCAGGAGTTGTGTAAGGGACAAGCGAAAAATCGCTACTACCTTAATGGTACGCAAGTT